GGATCTCTCCCTCGGAAGGCGGCCTAAGGCACTCCATCCAGTGTATCGACTACCACGCTCTGGCCGACAGAAGGCAGTTTCATGCGGCCTATGAAAGCGAGACAGGCGGCAACATCGTCAGGGACATCTTGGAGATCCTGGCTGAGGAGGGAGTCACAGAGGGCGAGATACAGCCAGGGGAATTGCTCGAAAACATCCTGTTCAACTACATCACGTGCTCGGAAGCTCTTGACAAGGCGGCTGAGCTATGCGGCTATACTTGGTTCATAGACGAGTTCAAGCGGCTATATTTCATCGACAGGGCTACATATGCGGCTGATTGGGGCATACAGGATGGCTCAGAGATACTTGAAGATTCGGTATCGGTAGTGAATGGAAATCCAGAGTACCGCAACGTGCAGTACATCCAGGGCGGCCAAGCCGAGACATCCCAGCAGACGGAGAGCTTCGTGGGAGATGGTACACAGAAATCTTTCACCGTGGGCTATCCGCTGGCAAGGGTGCCTACTATCTATCTCAACGGAGAGCTTCAGACAGTTGGCATCAAGGGAATTGAGACGGACAGAGATTGGTATTGGAACAAAGGCGACGCCACGATCACGCAGGACCAATCAGCAACCCCAATATCAAGCTCAGACGTGCTCACGGTTCAATATACCGGAGCCTACAAGCTCATAGTCAAGGCTTCCCAGGCAGCAGAGATCACGCGGCAGAAGGTTGTGCAGGGGTTCGGCTCTGGGAAGGTCGAGAAGACATATTCCGACAGCAGCCTCTTGACTCAGGATGCGGCGCTCGTGAGTGCCAAGGCCAAGCTGCTACATTATGCGAAGATTGGCCGCAAGCTGCAGTACAGCACGCTTCAGCCAGGACTTGCGGCTGGTGTGCTGCAGACAGTTTCGTTGCCGGTTCTGGGCATAGATGGCTCTGATATGCTCATCACTGCAGTGCGGATCACATTCGACGGAGGGCTCACGAAATACGCTATTGAGGCCGTCGAGGGTCCGGTTGAAGAGTCTTGGGAGATGCTCTTTTGTGGGCTAGCTGAGGAAGCCAGGAGGCAGCAGAAAGAGTCTGTCGGAGAATCGGACACTGTGCAGGGCTTGGAAGAGTTCACGAAGACCTGGCTTGCCTCGGAGCATCCGAACCCATTCATACAAGTCTATCCAGGATGTACGCCTTCTGATATTGATTTTCCATGTCTCGCAACGGCAGATCGTCTCAGCTACGTTGTGCTCTATTCCAACAATATCGAGTTTTTCAGGAAGCCTATCGCTCTGCAAACGGAAAGCGACGATGGAACTGAGATCTACACTACTTGCATCATACTTTCCCAAGAAGCTAATGGAGTTCCGATAGATGCGGTGGCCCTTTGGGGTGGCGATGGGTGTTCTATGACACCGGGCTCTGGTATCGAGATGCAGAAGCATAGTTACAGCAAAACCAAAAACTCGCTAGAATCTCTTCAACTAGATTTTGTATCTGTAAAGGGGTGGGCATGAGCTACGTTCCGACAACTTGGAGCGAGGCCGGTATGACTACTCAGCAGAAGGTCGACGGCCTTAACCACATCGAGACACAGTACATTGAAGGCGTGGCATACATCGATGCGCTCTATCACGATTCAATGTACTACACGCAAGCATCCGCTGATAGCACTTTCTATAGAACATCAGCTCATCCTTCTGGCCGATCGGACACAGGACATGGTTGCGGCATAGATGCGGCATTAGTGGACGGCTATACCAAGGCACAACTGCAAGCTCTCGCCGTGCCTTCAGGATGCATTGCAGTTTGGGCGCTCACACAGGCATCTATACCCTCTGGATGGCATCTTTGCGACGGGCTGGCTGGATCTCCTGATCTCAGAGGGCGATTCCTGCTTGGAGCTGGTAGCGGGTACAACCCAGGAGCTACCGGAGGATCCTCTTCTGTCATCCCAACAGCATCGTCTTTCAATCCAGACGCGGTTGCACTGACCACAAACCAGATACCACGACATACGCACTCTTATGTAGACATATATAATAATATAATTGACAAGTCTTCTGGGACGAACTCATGGTATCAAACGATTGGTCAGAGAGATACTACTACCACAGGTATCAACGGGACTCCGAACACGAGCTGCGTAGCACATGGTCACGATGGCAGCTCTTTTACATGGTCAGGATACTATGATCAAAATGATCAGCTACAGAGCGGCTCCTTGCCGATCATGCCGCCTGCAAAGGCATACTGCTACATCTTGAGGCTATGAGCATGTCTTACGTTCCTGTTGAGATCACCGCTGGAACTCCGCTGTCGGCAGAGCTGATGAACTACATCGAGACTCAATATTCCAAAGCCTCGGAGCTGATTGCGGTTCACAACCACGATGAGCAGTACTATACTATCTCGATCTCAGATACAAGATTCTTCAAAGGCGGGACGGTCAAGCCCGACGCAGACAAAATAGATGGGATGCACTGGAACGAGATCATTGGATCTCTGCTGCCCATAAAAAGCGTGCTTGGGTGGAATGGAACTGATGCGGACGTTCCTGATGGGTGGCACATCTGTGATGGCGGGACTTACAACGGCGTAGCCACACCGGATTTGAGGGGCAAGTTTCCGCTAGGAGCTGGGGGGCTGTACACGCCGCAGACATCTGGCGGAAATTCCACCCTGAGCACCGCAGGCGGGACCGTCACAGTTGGAGATCACACGCTCACGGTTTCCGAGATACCATATCACTACCACAACTGGACAGATCAATACTGTACTGGGTCATATTCCGATCGATGGTATGCCACGGTGGGAGTGGTTAGCAACACCACCTCAAGCCGAGGAGCAACGACAGCGTATAATCACGATGCCGCGGATGAGGCCCATAATCACGGCACAAAATCAATAACTCTAAACAGCTTTTCGATCATGCCGCTGTATGTGGCGAAATATTATATCATCAAGGTGAGCTGATGGCATACGTTCCAAATGACGAATGGGCATCGGATACAACGATCACAGCCGAGAAGCTCAACCACATGCAAACCCAGTACGCAGAGATAATCAGCTACCTGGAAGAGCACGATCATGACAACAGGTACTATCCGAAGGCGGAGATGGACAGCTATTTTTGGTCCATTGATACTGATGGCTCTGGCTCAGGGATGGATTGCGACACGCTTGATGGTGTAGATGCGTCTGCAATTGCTGGGGGCGTGGAGCCTGGCATTGTGATCTGGTACTGGGGGCCGATGTCGGATTTCACAGGAAAATTGCTCACTGCAGACAACACATGGCATATAGCCGACGGGACCGATGGAACGATTGACCTCACGGACTACTTTGTTGTAGGGGCAGGTGGCTCCTATTCAGTTGGTCAGGAGCTTGGAAATGCCACTTTCAAGCCCGCTGGGACGGTTACAATAGCGTCTCATGTGCTCACTGTAACGGAGTCTATGCATACTCATTCTATGACTGATTATTACCCTACCAACAAGTGGCAGGGCGTAGGATCGCTTTGTTGCAGTTCATATACTGTAGCGCCTACATTATCCGACAACGCTAGCACCACAGGATACACAGGCGGCGGTCAGGGACATACTCATCCTGGGAGCTTCGCGGGCAGCTCATCCAGCCTATTGCCGCCGTATGTGGCTCTTATTCCTATTCAGAAAATGGAGTCTTAGAAAAATGATATCAGCAGACGATATTAAGGCAGCTTTTGATGCGCTTCTCGAAGCCGACGAGGAGATGTACAAGGCAGAGGAGGCAAGGATAGAGGCTGCCCAGGCAAGGGAAAAGGCCTATCTGGCCGCTGTGGAGGAGGCTATATCTGATGGTGTTGCTGATCCTGCCAGGCAGCAGCAGAGGGCGAACAAAGCCACACGAAAGCAGCTTACTGTTTTACATCAGAAGGAAAAAGCGGCCAGGGCGGCTCAGCACAAGTTCCGGCGGGCTGGGATGGCCGTAGACAGCCTGAAGACTCAGCTTGAAGCTGAGAAGCTCGCTAAAATGGGTTGAGCCTCAAGACATCACGGTTATAGAGCTGATGCTCTTGAGGGCGATCAATACTTTTTTCCCTTCTGGGTGGTGCTCACATTCTGATTCTGTTGCGAGAGCAGTGCACGCCTTTGTGCTGTTCAGTACCATGAAGAGCGGCGTGACCACCGACACATTCCCATAGTATATATACGGCCCCATCCAGACCTCAACTTCAGACTGGTTCAGCTCGGCCACATCGGGAGAATCATCTCCAGCGAACGGATCTTGATACGTCTTCAAGTCTGCCAGAGCTGGAGCTGCCAGAAGAACCGCGAGTAGAATCAGTATTGATTTTCGGATCATGAAATAAGATCATTCCAGAGTTTATTTATTTCTTTGGTTGGCACTTCAACTCATTCACGACCGGTTAGGCAGGAGGCCCATGACTTCAGTCATGGGTAGTTGACCACGTGCAACTTGCGGCATTCTCTTTTTCCTTCGGACATCTCCAAAACCGTTCTTTGCTATCTGTCCATTCCTATAGTCTATAGGC